CACGAGCAGGCCGATAAGGCCATCGAGCACCTCTACGAGTCACTCGCGAAATGCGGATACATCCATGGTGACCAGGCAGAGGAATGCATCAAACTCTCGAAGGCGCGCTATCGCCAGATTGCGGCGCCTGAGTTGCTCAATTGAGCGAGCGTAGAGCTAAGGCAGCCCGGGATGCGGTAAAAATACTCATCGCCGAGCGATTGATCACCGACAAGCACACCGCTCACCGCGTCTACAAGGCCCTGAAGCGCGGTGAGCAGCGCGAAGCGATGCGCTGGTTCAAGTCAGGGCTGGCCGGAGGACCAGATGAGCAAGCAGAATTCGGACAAGAAGGCAGCGGTGGCTCTTTACGACGCCGCGGATGATGCAGCCGGCGCGATGGCAGCCGTTTCGCCGCACGACATTCTCTCCACAAAGGACTGGGAGGACCTTCGTGACGCGCAGAGGGCCGTCATGAAGGCGATGGAGGGTCTCAGGCTGTCGATCGACGAGCTGCGCAAGCTCGTTGACCGCTCGGAGTGACCGGGGCGCGTCATGGACGATGCCATGAACGGGATTGCCGCGGACTGCGAATCTCCTTGACATTCAGTCAGCGAGGCGCACAGTCGTGTGGCATGAGGATTAGGCGAGCAACTGAGGCTGACGAGGCATTCATTTGCGACAGCTGGCTTCGATCCTTCCGTGACTCGTGGTTCGCCGGCCCAATCCCCAACGACCTCTATTATGACCTCTACCGCAAGATCATCAACGAGCGCGTCAGGGCCAGGAAGAACGCGCAGACGCTCGTTGCAGTCGCACCAGACGACGACTCGGTTATCCTGGGCTTCGCCTGCGTCGAGCCGCCGAGCATCGTTCACTACGTCTACGTGAAGGACGTATTCCGCCGCCACGGTGTGGCTAGCGCCCTCGTCAGGTACGCCAACATCGTCGAGCCAGTGCAGTACACGTTTCGCACCAAGAGCGGCGCAAACTCCGTCGCCAGTCGCAACTTCAGCTACAACCCGTTCATCCTGCGCGATGTTCGGAAGGATGATCGATGACGCGCGTCTTCGCCCTGCTGGCCATGCTGGCGTCATGCACGCCGCTCACTCCCACGGCCGCGTTGCCCGTCCCTGATGGGTGTCGAGAGCGCCCCTCGCTACCGATCTCGCTGCGCCTCGACTACGACATGGGCGACTACTACTCATCGTACGATGAGGCCATGGCAGCATGGAACGACTCCCTCAGGCGCGAGGCGTTTCGCTGGGCTCACGATGGCGAGGCGGCTGATGTCGTGGTTGTCCAAGGCGGGTGGCGCGCCGATCGGCCGTATCACCTTGTCGAGGTCGAGGCCCGTTGTATCAACGGGCACTACCATGCATTCGCCCGGCACAACCAGGTGCTTGATGCATCCGAGGCGTACTTCCTCGGCATGCACATGCTGGGCCACGTTCTTGGACTGGCCCACAGCACTAGCCACCTTAGCGTCATGAATCCAAAGCTGAGCGCGAGCATCATCGGCAGAGACGAGGGCATGCCTCGGTACTGGATTCTTGACTCCGACATCGCAACCGTCAGGGTGCTATACCCAGAATGAGGTCTTCATGAAGGTCGACGTTGGCATGGTCATTTTCACGAGAGTGATCCACTTCGGCAACCACGCCGCAGAGGAGCGCCTCGACGTGCGTGACCCGAAGAGCCCCTATGGCAAGCGCTTCCGCATGTCGTACGACTACGAGCTCCAGGCGCTCGAGGTCTACGACGGGAAGACCGACACGTTGTTTGTCGTGAAGGACGCAGCAATCGCGTGCTTCGTCCCCATGTCGGCGACTGCTAAGCAGGAAAAGATGAGGGTGATGAAGTAATGCCGGTTGTGCGTCCACCGTGGCAGCGCGAGTACATTGGAGAGTGGCCCCCGTCGATCGACGGCCAGGGATTCAACCAGCACGGGCTTCCAGGCGAGCACGACTGGAAGTGCAAGAAGGCGGTGGTGGCTCTTTACGACGCCGCGAATGAAGCCGTCGGCGCGATGGCAGCTATTTCGCCGCACCATATCCCATCCACGAAGGACTGGGAAGCCCTTCGCGACGCGCAGAGAGCCGTCATGAAGGCAATGGAGGGTCTCAGGTTGTCGATCGACGAGCTACGCAAGCTCCCCGATCGCTCGGAGCGACTGAGGCGCGTCATGGACGATGGCTCCGTCCCCATGCCGGCGACTGTTAAGCAGGATAAGGCGAGGATGATGAAGTAGTGCCCTCGGCGGAGGAGCTTCGCCGACGTGCGGCATTCAGCCGCGCGAAGCGAGAAGTTGCCGCGTCCAGCGACGACACGCTCCTGCGCCGCTCCACATCGCTGCGCAACGCCCTTTTCGCGCAGCAACTGGACTTTCTCAACGACCCTTCGACTCGCAAGACGCTCCTTTGTCCGCGTCGCGCCGGCAAGACCGAGGCGATGTGCGCCGCGCTGATCGATACAGCCCTTCGCCGTCGCAATGCAACGTGCGTGTACATCACGATCACGTTGAAGGTGGCCAAGCGAAACCTCTGGCGGAAGCTGAAGGAGTTCAACGACCGTTTCGAGCTCGGCGCGTCATTCCACAACACCGAGTTGACGATGACGTTCTCGAACGGGAGCATCATTCAGCTCGGCGGCGCCGAGACGCAGGCCGACATCGACAAGTACCGCGGATTCCCGGCCGACATCATCGTGCTAGACGAGTCGAAGTCGTTCCCTGGGGAGCTGATCGACGAGTTGGTACAGGAGGTTCTCACTCCGTGTCTCCACGACCGCGTTGGAACGCTCGTTCTTGGCGGGACACCAGGCGCCATCCTGGCCGGAGCCTTCTACGAGGCGACCCGCGACGAGGCATTTCTGATTGCGACCCGGCCGGATGGGACCCGGCACGCCATGTCCCGGCCATACGGGTGGCGGGAGAAGGCCAACTGGGCCGGCGTCTCGTTCAGGTGGAGCCACCACTCATGGATGACTCGCGAAAACGTCGCGATGCCCCACATCTGGCCGGCCCAGCTCGCCGAGAAGGAGCAGAACGGCTGGACAGACGAGCATCCAACGTGGCAGCGCGAGTACCTAGGAAAGTGGGTCCCGTCGACCGACGGAATGGTGTTCAGGTTCGACAGGCACCGCGACACCTGGCAGAAGGGCAGCGGCCCAGGCTTCAACCAGCACGGGCTTCCAGACGAGCACGACTGGGAGTACGTCCTCGGTATCGACCTCGGCTACGATGACGATACCGCGATCGTGGTGTTCGCATGGTCCGATACCTGCGACACCATGTATCAGGTAGACGAGTACAGCTCACCGTACATGCTGCCCAACGAGATCGCGGACAAGATCCGCGAATTCGAGGCGACATACGGTGATTTCGCCATCATGGTTGGCGATCGCGGTGGCCTTGGGAAGACGATCCTTGAGGAACTCGACCACCGCTACGGTGTGAAGATCCATCCCGCCGACAAGCACGAAAAGCGTGACCACGTCGAGCTTTTCAACGCCGACCTCATCACTGGCAAGCTGAAGATCCTCGCCGAGTCGCGCCTGGCATTGCAGATGGCCATCTGCCAATGGGACGAGACCGGACGCAGGTTCGACAAGGACCTGCCCGATCACTGTGTGGATGCAGCGATCTACATTTGGCGGTACTGTCACCACCACTTTTCTCGCGGGCGCAACACCGAACCGGAGCGCGGATCAAGCGAGTGGTGGAAGTGGAAGATGGATCAGGAGTTCCAGTTGTTCCGCGAGCGCGAGGAGCGCCGCGCGTTCATGGCCGAAGACGAAAGGCTCGAGGAAGACATGGCACTCGACTACATCGACGACGAGGCGGGGTGGAGGTTGGACTCGTGAGAACGGACATCCACCAGCTCATCAAGGAGCTCGAGGAACTCCGTGAGTGGATGCTCGAGGTCGGCGTTCTGCACGCCAAGGCCGGCGACCTCGAGCTACACCTCGACCCCGATGCCTTCATCGCTCGGCCTCCTACGGAGGAGGGGTACCCCGTCGAGGCAATCGAGCGCCCGGGTTCTGTCAATCCCTATGATGATCCAGACCTCTACGCAGCCGTCGGAGGTGATCCACTCGCTACCGGAAAGCAGGCAGGTGAGGCGGCCATGAAGTGAGCGAAGCCTTCTGGTGGGAGTCGGACAAGGAGCACATCCACCAGGATGTGTTTCGCTACGTGCGGACGATCGAGGAGCAGCAAGTCGAGCTGTATCAGACCAACCTTCGACACGCCCGCCTCTACGCCAACTACGACCCGCCCGGACTCGACTACCGCTCTGGCGGGGCGACGTCATGGCGGCGCAACGTCACTGCCGTCTCGGAGAACGTCATCGAGTCCGTGATCGACACGGCAACCTCGATGATCGCCAAGAACCGCCCCAAAGCGACATTCGTCACCGATGGCGCGGATTGGTCGACGCAGCGCCGCGCCAAGAACCTCGAAAAGTTCGTCATTGGCATGTTCCAGAAGCTCGAGGTCTACGAGCTCGCGCCGAAAATCTTCCGCGATGCCGGCATCTTCGGCACTGGCTTCCTGAAACTCTACGTCGAGGACGGCGAGATTAAGGCGTCTCGGGTTCTTCCCGACGAGATCATCGTTGATGAACTGGAGTGCCGCAACGGCTGTTACCCGCGGCAGATGCACCAGCGTCGATTCGTCGACCGCGAGGTGCTCAAGGCGATGTTCCCGAAGGCAGCGGACAAGATCGACCTTCTCCGTCCGGACGGTGAGTACACGAGCTACATGCGCGTGCCCAATCACCAGATGGCGGTTATCGAGTCGTGGCGCCGGCCGTCCGGTCCGGGCGTTGGCGACGGAGTCCATTGCATGACCATCGACGGCCTGACCCTTCTTCACGAGAAGTGGGACGACGACTGCTTTCCGTTCGTCGCCTACCACTGGTCGGAGCCGATCACCGGATTCTACGGCAAGGGTCTCGCGGCCCAGCTCGTCGGGATCCAGCTTCGGATCAACAAGCTGAATCGCTTCATCGACGAGTGCCACGACCTGATCGCGGTTCCGCGCGTGTTCATGGACGTTGGCGGTAAGCCGGTGAAGGCGCAGCTTACCGACAAGGTCGGGCAGATTGTCGCCACGCGCGGCGGCAAGCCCCCGACGTTCTACACGCCGCCCGCTGTTTCTCCTGAGATCTATCAACGCCTCGAGCAGCTCAAGCGATCGGCCTATGAGCTGGCCGGCATATCTCAGCTCTCGGCCTCGGCGAAGAAGCCCGGTGGCCTCGAGTCGGCGGTGGCCCTGCGCGAATTCAACGATATCGAGACGCAACGCTTCGCCATCAACGCACAGCGCTACGAGCAGTTCTTCCTTGAGATCGCCCGCCATGTCGTGCGCCTGGCGAAGAAGCTCCATGGTCGCGGCGGCAAGCCGTCGGTCGTCTTCCAGGCCAGGAAGTTTGTCGAGAAGATCGAGTGGAACGAGGTCGACCTCGACGAGGACGTGTACTCGATGAGCATCGAGTCCAGCTCGATCCTCTCGCGCACGCCAGCCGGCCGCCTGCAGTCGGTTATCGAGATGATGTCCGCCGGCCTCATTGACCCGGTCGAGGGGCGCCGTCTCATGGGCCATCCCGACCTCGAACGCACATTCGACATCCAGAATGCCGCCATCGAGGACCTGGAGGCAGTCATTGAGAACCTGCTGGATGGCAAGTGGGAGGCCCCGGAGGGCATGCAGAACCTGGTCGATGGGCTCCCGCGTATGCAACTCGCCTACCTGCGAGCCAAGCGCGACGGAGCACCTCGTGATCGTCTCGACCTGATGCTGCGCTGGATGACGCTGGCGCAGAAGCACCTTGAGCAGGCACAGGCCGCTCAGATGGCGGCAACGACGCCGCCCCCTGGTGGCCCGAACATGACCCAGCCGGCGCCAGCGGTGTCCCCGCAAGCGATGTCCATCGCGCCGGTTGGCTAGGAGTGGACCAATGTCCGAACAGCAGGGAAGCGCCACGAATATCGACTCCGCAGTCACCGAACCAGCCAAGTCGGCCCCGGTCGACCCGCGATCCAGGGCACTGGCCAAGTGGGCCGAACTCGAAGGTCCAGAGGCCCCGACGCCCAAGAGTCAGCAGCCCATCGTTGACCCGCCCAAGGTCGCGGACGACAAGCAGGAGCCGGCCAAGGCCGACGATGTGCCCCTCAAGGACGATGAGCGCATTGCCGCCCTGGCGCGTCGTGAAAAGTACGAGCGCGAGCAGCGAGAGCGGCGCTGGGCGCAGCGCGAGGAGCAGCTCAGAGCTCGTGAGGCCGAGCTGGCGGCCCGCGCCGAGCGATACCTGGACAAGGAGGAGCTATCCCTCGAGCTCCAGCGCGACCCCGCCGGGGCCTTGAGGAAACTCGGCCTCTCCAAGCTCTCCGATGTGGCAAAGGCGCTGTGGCTCGAGGAGATCGGCGACGCCGCTCCAAAGGAGCACAAGGCAGACGTGCGGATGGCGCGCTTCGAGGCGGAACTGAAGGCACGTGACGCCAAGATCGCCAAGCTGGAACAGGAGATGCGCCAGCGCGAGGAGCAGGCGCGCGGCGAGAAGATGATCTCCGATTACCAGGGCGAAATGCGCAGTGTTTTCGCTGGCGCAGACAAGCCGCACGTCAAGGCCATGATGGCACATGACCCGGATGGTCTCGTGCGTGAGGCATGGGACGCCGCTGTGGCCTATGTCCAGGCGAACCCGGAGGCCGATTTTCCGACGCCGAACGAATTGCTCGAATTCATGGAATCACAGCTCGAGTATCGCGCGAAACCGTTTCGTGCTATGATGTCAAGTACACAGTCCGAGCAGGCGGCGCAAAAGGGCGAGACGGCTTCGAGCCCGACTCTTTCTGACAAGACCGCCGCTCCGACTAGGGCTACTCCGACCGCCAGGTCGCTGGATGAGGTCAAGGCCAAGCTGAAGGAAGACCTCGAGCGAGTACGGTGGGACTGGGAATAGCCGCCTAGCTCTGGAGATGGTCCATGGAGTTGAACCATGCCATCCGTTGCTACGCTGTCCGCGCTCGACGCTGTATTCAAGGAACTGTACGACGCCAAGAAGCCTGAGAACGTCGCGAACCGCAATCACGTGTTCCTGTCTCAGGTGCCGAAGAGGGGTGACTTCTACGGAGACGTGTGGAGACTCCCCATCGTCCACGGGAACCCGCAGGGTCGCGCGCAGGTGTTCGGCACTGCCCAGCAGAACGCCTCTGCTTCGAGCCAGAAGGCGTTCATGATCCAGCATGCCCGCGACTATGCGTACACTACGCTGGACGCGCTGGCCATGCTGGCTTCGAAGAGCAACCGCGGCGCCTTCCTCGAGACCATGGAGTCTCAGGCTGACGGCCTCCTGGCCCAGCTCGGCAACTCCCTTGCCGCCAAGCTCTACAGTGACGGCAACAACCAGCTCGGCCGTTGCGCCAACGACCCTGCCGACGCCAACGGCACCATCACGCTGACCAACGCGGATGATGCGAAGAACTTCCAGGTCGGCATGAGGTTCGTTGCCGCCGCCTCTGCCTCGGGCACCTCGCCGCGCTCTGGGTCGGCGACTGTGTCATCGGTCAACGAGGACGCTGGCACGATCTCCTTCACCGGAACGATCACCGGCATCACGACGAACGACTTCCTCTTCGTCCGTGGTGACGATGGTGCCGCGCTCACTGCTGCCTCGCAGCAGCGCTTCTTCGGTCTCGCTGCGTGGCTGCCGCTGACCGCTCCGACTAGCGGTGACAACTTCTGGACGGTCGATCGCTCGGTCGACACCATCCGCCTGGCCGGCAATCGACTGGACCAGGGCACGCAGCCCATCAAGGAGTCGATCCTTCACGTGGCAGAGCGTTGCTTCCGCCACGGTGGGCGCCCCGACCGCTGCTACCTCAACCCGACGAACTTCACCGCTCTGGCGAAGGACCTCGGCGTCAAGATCGAGTACCAGAAGGGCGGCGGCACGGCTGACTACGGCTTCGAGACGATCCGCATCCACACTTCGGCCGGTCCGGTCGAGGTCTACGGTGACCCGGATTGCCCGATCGACCGCGGATACGTGCTCGACCTGAGTACCTGGGAGCTGAAGTATCTCGGCCCTGGCATCCCGCACTGGGTGACCGATGACGGCGGCAAGGTGCTGCGCCTGTCCGACGATGACGGCGTCGAGATGCGCTGCCGTTACTACGGCAACCTCGGATGCCGCGCGCCTGCCCACAACGGCGTGTTCAGCATCGCCTAATCGGACTGAGGGGAGGGCGGATTCAACTTCGCCCTCCCCTCTTCCTTCATAGGAGACACCATGCGTAACGGTGACTACAACCTGATCCGGGCCGAGGGACGCGATTACGTGATCGTGGTCGGCAACTTCAAGCCACTCTCGACTATCCCGACCTCTGCAACCAAGCTGAGCCACCAGAGGGGTAAGGGCTTCCGAGTGTCCCGCGCAAGCGCGGGCGTGTACTCGATTCACTTCGACAATGACTTCGGCGAGCTCGTGTACGCCAACGTCAATGCTCAGACGAACGCGATTGACGATATCGACGCCGAGATCGGCGCATACACGCCCCCGACTTCGAGCGCGAACGCAACGCTCGTCCTGCGCATGGTCGACGACGAGGACAATACGCGCGTCCCGGCCGACCTGGCTGACAACGAAAACAACCGGCTGCACTTCATTGCGATCTTCCGCAACTCCAGCCTGACCCCGTAGCGAGGTATGGCATGGCGCGCACGGTCACTGTCAGCGAGATCGAGAACATGGTCCGGTTGCGGGCGGACCTCGATGGTGACTTTGTCACCTCAGGCGAGTTCATTCAGCTAATCAGTTCGGCCTACACCGAATTGTACGACATGCTCGTGCGCGCCGGCCTCTATCCCGCGGAGGCCACGCAGACCATCACGTCAACTGGGGCTTCGGCCTACAACCTCAACAACGACTTCTACGCAGCCATTTCAGTGACGCGCCAGTTGAGCGGCAAATACGCAACCCTCAACGAGATCCAGGTGCTCGAGCGCGACCAGTACCGGAGCATCGGTGGCGGCGTCGGACTCGGCTATCGGCTGAAGCGTGACGCCACCGGCGTCGACCAGATCGAGATCCTTCCAACGCCGGCGAGCGGCCAGGTGTACGAGGTACTGTACGTACCAATGCCGGCGAAGCTCACCTCCGGCAGCGCCACCATTGACGGCATCTCAGGTTGGGAGGAATTGATCACGGCCATCGTGGTGCGCCGTGTGCGCATGCGCGAGGAGGCATCCACCTCGGACATCGATCGAGAGATCGCCGAGCTGAGGGCGCGCATCGAGGAGATGGCGGAGAACCGCCGAATCGGACAGACGCTGAGCATCGCCCGCGTTCGGTCAGGCTCCATCGTCGATGGGACTGGACGTAGGCTCGCCAGCGAGGATGACTGGTGGTGGTAGATGGACCGCACCGGAGACCCGAAGGTTGACGAGATCATCCGCCGGCTAGAAGAGGCCGATCGGCGGAATGGAGCCATCCCTATCCTCCGCGGTCGGCTGCTCGAAGGCATCATCCTCAACAACGGCACGCCGACCATGGTGGCGCACGGTCTCAAGCGCCCTTGGCGTGGGTGGCTCGTCTGCAACCTCGAGGGCGCCACGTCCACCGGCCGCATACAGCATGCGGCCCCGACGCCGACGGACAGCTACGACCAGTTCTCATTTCTTCGGCTCACTGCCACCGGCTACGGCGGCAAGATCACTGTGAGCTTGTGGGTGTTCTAGATGGCAATCGATTGGCAGCACCTCAACATCCCTTTCACTGGGCCGCTGGACACGAAGACGGCCGAGTTCATCACATCGCCGCCTCGCCTTCTGCAGGCGCAGAAC